TGATAACATTACCTGCGCTTCCTGCCGGATCGCCAGGATATTGCAGCGCCTCCGTGCCGCCGAACTTGGTGGGAATTAGAAACGGCTCGTCGATGCCAACCGTCTGCCCGTTGCTTGTGAGGTGATCGAACGCATCGCGCGGAACCCTTCGGACGCGCTTGTCGTCGCCTGCAAGCCAGATTTTTTTCATCGGCGCGCCGGATGCCTTGGCTTGTTTTTGCGCGCCGTAGTTTGCCGCGCCGTGCGTCTCGGTGCGGGCTATGACTGCCGCGCGGCGTGTGGTCATTTCCGGCACGCGTTTCAGGATCTCAGCCGCCGTGCCCAATTGCCCCAAGCCCTGCGCGTATCCCGCCTGGACGCCATCGACAATCTTGCGGCGTGTCGTGTCTGTAACATCAACAATGCGCTCGCGGATCAATTCGCCTAAAATATATTCCAGCGCCCAGTTTAGAATGTCGTCCTCGTCGTTCTTAACTTCGAGGCGCAACCCGGCTTCCTTAAATTGCTTGGAGAACTCGCGCCCCATTGCGCGGATGCTCATTTGCGCCATTTGCAAATAGATCTGTTCCATATTCGCGGAATGATCCCGCGCCGGGTGCACTTCGCCGGTCAATTCGTAGCGTCTGATAATATCCTTTGAGGCGCGAACAATTTCCGCGCGCACCTTAGGGAAGGCTTGGCGTTCAAGCCGTGCAAGCATGCGGCGTTGCCGTGCGGCCCAGCTAGATCGATTCATCGTCGGGCGTCTCAGGTTCTTCGATCGGTTCTGGTTCGCCGTTGCCGTATGCTTCGGCGGCTGCGGCTTCCGGGTCGGGCTCGATCGGCATTGACAAATCCGTGAGCGGGATTTGACCCATTGACACATACAACACATCACCGCCCGCGATCGGTTCATAGCCTTTCATCGCGCGGCGCTCGTTGATGGTGAGATCAAGGCTTGCATCGGCCATCGCCCATAGGGACTGCCGCTTATCGACAATGGCGGGAATATCTTCGAGGTCAGGCTTAAGCGTGATCCCGTAAGGCTCGCCAAGCCATGCCGACCAGTCCGCCGCGATTAGGTCAAGCAACGGAATAACAGTGTCTTCCCAGAAACTTAATCGCGCCTCAGCATAGTTAGAATATGTGTTATCACCGGGAATGCCTAGCAACTGAGGCGGCACACCGAAGCACAAGCAGATATCCCGCGCGGCGCTGAATTTGGTTTCAAGTAGCGCCATGTCGCTAGGGCTCAAGCCCATCTGTTCCCAGGATAGACCGCCTTCAAGCAACATCGGCCGCCCGGCATTGATCGCGCCTGAATACTGTTCCTCAATCTGTGCTTTGAGCCTCGCGAAATTATCGTCGGATAGTTCCGCGCCGTCTTTTGTCGTCAACGCGCCAGAAGGGCGGGCGCTGTTTTGAAGTAGGCTCTGAACCCACTTCATTGCTTCATTGGATTGGTCGATCGCGTATGCGCCCGCCTCGACCGGGCTCATGCCATACCAGTCGTTAGACGGGTTGAACATTTTGAGGTGGCGGAGATCAGAACCGCCCGCATCATCGACCGGGAATCGCACCGCCTTGGAATTGGCGGAATATATGTAACCAGCAGGAAAACCATTCGCGGCGGGTATCACCTTCACGCGATCAGGCCGAAGCTGGTATAGCTCGCGCACCTGACCGCCAACCGTTACCCGTTCCTCATATCCATTGCCCGCGATCATGAGATATCCGATTTTGGCGCGGATATATTGCGGCCCGGATTGTGCGGGATTGGGCCGCCGGATTAGATCCAGGAGCGGATGCCGCTCGATTTCGTCATCACCTGAGAAGGCGCACCACTTAACCGAGGCGACCGCGTCCGCGATGCGGTTGATCGCCTGATACGCTACCACGTTGCGCCTGTACGCCTCTTCCGCGAAGGCGGCATAGTCACGACCCGACCAAACAGGCTGACCCGGCGTCATGACCAGTGCGCTACCGACCGCGCTTTCCTTGATCTGCGGAGGCGGATCGGTTCGACGAAAGAGGCGTGGCAATCTCATGACCTAAGCCCACACATTCGAAGGTGATTTAAGGTGCGCCGTATCTGCATAATGCACGCCTGTGCTGTTTCGGTATCCCGCTGGAAATCCGCTGACCGCATCGGCCGGTTGCTCTGTTAGGCCAAACACCTGCACCGCATGTGTGCGCTGGAACACGTCTAGAATATTTCCGTCTTCATCGTATTGAGGAAGGCCAGCCGTCATCTGCAAGGCAAGGTCGCCGTACACTCGGACGTTGGCGTGCCAGCCCGGAACGATTTCGCCGTCGCTACGTGTTGGCACCCACCCATCGCTTGTCTGTGATGATATCGCGATTTCTCTGTACTCAGGCGCGAACACGCGGTTTTCTTCCGCGTCATACCCTACGATGCCCGCGCTTTCCCATGCTTGCCAGAAGGTCGCCTCGTCAGGTGCGCGCACTGCAAAGTCTATGATCATGGCAGAGCCCCCGTGCTGGTCAGGGTTTGCAGATCAGTATTCGACACACGCCGAGGCAGGTACATGACCTGTTTGATGTAGGTTGGGTTTACGCCGTATGCCGATTGGCCTTGCCAGTTCACAAGTGTAAGCTGGTTTATGCCGGTTGGCATTGTAACGCTTGTGTCTGTTGCAGCCGCTGTGCCATCAAAAGCAAAACCACCATTATTAGCAGAGGCCGCAATCGCCATTCTGCCGAACGTATCGTTTGCCAATGTTCCTACGTTTTCCGCGAGCATTTGATCTGCGTTGCCAGACTTAATATACCCAACGGCTTCATTTTCTAACGTTGTGATGCCGAACCCAGAACGAGAGACCATAAGCACGTTACTTGACGTGCTTGATTCTTCAAACGCAGCAAATACGTTTATCGATGTAACAACGCCGACTGCTGCGGTTCTGCGCCCCGCGCCATATGCGTAAAGCGACCGTGGCGTTTGCCGGTGTTGCTATTGCCGATGTTACAACGGACCCTGTTTCATGCTGGAAATATGCCACGTCTATTTCGTCGCCGCTTGTGACTATTCGCAGCCCCACAACAGGATTTGTGATCGTCGCGGCTGCTATTTCCACCCTTGACCAATCCGTTGTCACGGTAACCGCAGACCAGGTTGCCCCGTTGTCCTGGGTCATTTCAATTGTCCCGGTTCCCGTTCGCCTTTTTATGTAACAACTTGTGACCCTTGCAGATGAGGCGCTTGTTATAGATTGCAGGATTGTGGCATTTCCAGCCGTGGCGGTTAGCGTCGTTGAAGATGATGCAACGCCATCGGGGCCGGTCGCTGTTTTTGCGGGCGTTATATTGGTCGGCGTCCACGCCGCCTGCGTCAAATCGTTACTATAAACCGCTAGATTGGTCGCCTGCGGCTCCACAAGCACGCCGATCTGATTTCCTGAGGCATCGTGATCGATAGGGAGAGCATAGACTGCGGATGCGCCGGTCTTGACGTAGGTGTCAACGGAGGGGGCGCGGCGGAGTTGAAAATTCTCCACCGTATACGTTTCGCTTCCATCTGTCGTGCGCGATGTGGAGTTCCACAACCAGAATCCGACATAAACGGTTGTTGCTGCCGTAAGGGTAAAATCACATTCTAGTATATAACCGGAACCGTCCGGTGTTATCGTTCCGGTTGCTGCAACATTGGTTCCATCATCAAGATTTGCCAGGACAGCAGACGATGCAGAAACAAGTGTTGACAAGTTGGCGTTTGTTGCAACGCGAAGCTGTATTGCGTCAAGTTCTACGCCTTTTGTGGTCTTTACCTTTATCCGATAAGCACCTGCATTCAAGCTAGTAAATTGTTGGTGCAAAAATCCTGTCGCCGAGGACGTGAAATATCCGACTGCACCCGTTGTTATGCTGACACCAGAATTAACGCCAAGCGTAGTTGCGTCATCGCCCGTAACCCCGGTTTTTACCCACACCGCTTGCGTGATATCATCAGAGTGGAGCAACAGATTATGCGCCCCAAACTTCAACAATCCGTCAGCTTGCAAGACTTGCTTCGGCGTCGGGTTGGTATAGGTGAGACGCGATTGCGGGCCAATGGCTTCACCGGCAGCGTTGAATAGCCCCGTCTGGTCGATATTGTTGGCGGGCGT